CGAGGATGTTTATTTGTTCGCCGACTTTATTAGTGCATTCCCCGACATGGAAGACCTTGCTTTCGGTCGAAATATTCAAAATGTTCAAATTATAACTGATTTATCTTCAGAAATTTTTAGTAAGATTGATAAGGTTATAACGCTTGATTGCTATTTTGGTTTCCTTATCGAGCTATTTAAGCAACTAAAGATTGATGTATTTGGGGCTGGGGTAGAGGCTCGGCTTGAAAATAACCGTTTATTTCAAAAGCAATTAATGCCTAAAGTTCCTCGTTATCGTGTAGTAAATTTTGAATCTTTAAATTATCCCGCCATAACCAAAGTTGACCCAATCTATAGGAATTCCTTTGAAAGTGCAATCATTAGGAACCAATACGAACTTGATTTTTACAAACAAAAGCTCATCCAAACAGCTGGGCAATTTGCAAAAGAAATCGATTATTATCAAGAAGAAATACTATCAGACATTGAAATTGAATACGGAATTGATTGCTTATGTTTGGGAAATGGTTTTGAACCACCGTTTACTATAGGGATTGAACAAAGCAAAAATTCTTACATTGCTAAGGTTGTTAAAAGAAAAGAAGATATCTTAATGAAACCATGGGCTCTTAATCTTAGAATGTGCGATACACTCTTACAACAAATGAAATATATAGGTTTCTTCTCAACCGAAGAAATTAAAGTCAAAGGAGAAATTAAACCTTACTTAATTGATATTTGCATGAGGCTTGCTTTACCTTTGGGGACTGCTTATCTGAAATTCTATTCTAATGTCTATCAAGCTATCCGAAACAATATTCCACTTGTCCCTAAAGCTGAATACATCTATGTCATACCAATATCCTTACCATTAGCCGAACAAACATTTGTGCCAATTACTTTTAAAGATAAATACATCTTCGAACACTTCATTGCCCTACAAACTTACTACAAACCCAAAATACAAAAAGACCTCACATTCTATGCCATTAAAGGTTATCCTACCGTAGGATGCATTGTGCTATATTCAAACTATTTAGTGGACTACGAAGAACTTGAAAAACAAATTAAAAATATCGAAGAAACAATCATAGCACCAGACTTAAAAATTGGATACGATACCTTAAAAGAAAACTACGAAAACTTCAAAAGCATGCTTGAAATTCTTGATTTAAAATGATGATCATCGCACCACTAAAAGAAGCAACTAACTTAATCAATGGAGTGTATAGTGGGTATATTAACAAAGTTCTTCCTACACAAGTCTATAAATATGGATATTTGATTTACAACATCAATGGATCAGCAACCATAACAATTAAGGTATCAACTGACAACATAAATTGGTTACAAGTTTATTCTCAAACGCTTAATAATGTATCAGGTAGTCAAGTAATAGAATTAATTGGTTTATTTGTTAAAATAGAGATTAATGCAACTGTTAATGCAGGAAGTTTTGTATCGTTTGTAAGGTCGTCGGGCTAATGTTACAGTTAGCGCTTTCACCAATTCAAGAGAGGATTTGGGATTTATTTTTTAATTCGGATTATCGATGGATTGTATCGGTTGGTGGTAAGGGTTCTGGTAAGACACAGCTTGCTATTTTTATTTTGTATGAATTATTGACTAATGAAAAGTATCGTGGTTCTCGTATTCTTATTGCTCGTGAAAGCTTAAGAGATTTGAGAAATACTTTAGTTGCAGGGCTTGAACGATTATTAGCAGAAAATCCACATCTTAAGTCTCTTATTACAACGAATTTAAATTTACAAGTAATCAGAAATGAAGCGACCGATGTAGAAATTTATTATTTGTCTCTTAATGATAAAAATGCTCAATATAAATCTGTGTTATCTTATGAATTCAATATAATAATTATTGATGAGGTTGATAGAATAAGTAAGGAAGCGTTTATTGAAGTGAGTGAGCGTTATAGGTTAGTGCATGATTTTTCTAAAGGTATGTTGATACTTAATCCATGTTCACAAGAGCATTGGTTGTATAAAGAATTTGCTGAGAAGTCTCGTGAGGATACTTATATTATTCGGTCATCTACATATGATAATTATTTGATAACTCGGGTAAGTAAGAAAGAATGGGAAGAGATGATACCGTATAGTTATGGTGGGGGAGAGTATTATGTAAGTAATAATATTAGGTATGAGAAACTTTATGAGATAGGGGATGTAGTGATTGCTAAACGGTTTAATGTGTCTCATTCTTTCATAACTGAGATGGAGATGAAGCCATTAGGTTATAGGAAAATTATGCTTGATGGTGAGTGGGGTGCATTTGATTATGGTGGTGGATTATTTGATGATGTATTTGATGAGCAAAACATTATTACGATTGATAATCGATTGATTGATATAACATTTGATTATACACTTTATTGTGGGGTTGATTTTGGGATTAGGCATTCGGCATATGCATTGGTAGGAGTTGATTATTTAGGTAGGATTGTAATTTTAGACGATTATATTTCGGATAACCAACCGTTGAAGGTATTTATTGAGTATATGTTAGAGCGGTTTAAAAAGAAGTTTAATATTAAGCGACCACAGTTGATAACTTATATAGGGGATATTGCAGGAAAAAACAGAGAGATATATGATGGATATGATTTATTTACTAAGTTAAGAAAAGATTATGGGCTTAGTTTTCGTGGAAATCGTGTAAGAATAGTTGAGAGCATAGCTATGATAAAAGACTTATTAGAGAAGAAGAAGTTATTAGTTAATGATCAAGCTCATAGGTCGTTAGAGGGATTTTTAGGGAAGTTTCAAGCTGATCATCATGGTAATTATAAAAAGGATGGGTTTTATGAACATTTGCTTGATGCAATAAGATATGTTATAGTAGAAATATACAAACAAAGCAAGCCACAAAAGAGTAGATATTTGAAGACACCGACTTATGCATTCCCTACCAGTTATATTTAGATTGAGCTTACCGAAGAATAAAATGTTTCGTATTGAGAAAGATATAAATAATTTTTTGAAGAAATTTGTCTTTATTAAAGCATTTAAATTATATTGTCCTGTGATAAGGGGATTACCTGATTTTTTAGTTATTAAAGCAAAGTATGATTTGCCAAATGGATTTTATGAAGTGAAAAACTGGAATAATAAATTAAGCGAATATCAAATCAATATGTTGAATGTGTTAAGTATAGCTTTTAATTGTGTAGTAGTGCAGTATAATAGGAAAGAGCATTGTTTAATTTTTTATAAATGGATACCTCTTGACAAAGAAAATGAATTGATGTATAATATTACATAAGGAGGAAGAGATGGATCTGACCAAACTTTTTGAATGGTTGAAAGAACCAGTTAAACTTGACAATCAAGAAGCAAATGAAGTGCAAGAACAAACAGAATCACCAATACAAGAACAAGAGGAACAACAATTACAAGAACAACCACAGCAACAAATACAAAATCAACCGGAACAAAAAATTACACAAGCAAGTAAATCACCATTCCCAGGGGCAGAATATTTGACTAATGCAGATTTACATGATGTGGCAGTTGGTAGACAAAGATTTGTAGCTAAATATGCTAATTTTGAGAATTTAAATAGTTTACTACAGACAATTGAACCTATTGCGTATCGGCAATATTTATTAGATATTCAAGCAGGAAGGAGACAAGGAGACTATTATACATATCTTGAAAAGGCAAAAGATTTAACACTTGAAGCAACAAAAACATTAGCAGACCAATTAAGAAGACTACAACAGTATAATCCATACTACATACCTAACAAACAACAAGGCAAGCGACCTTATACAGTAAGAGATTTGATGAGAGATTACAAGAAAGCATTGCCACATATAACGACAAAGTATCATATGATTTACCACATGGATGACCAGACCGTTGATCGGGGTAGATTAGATTTATCTACTCCAAGCGGTCTACCAATAGAAAAACAATAATAAGGAGGGATGAACCATGGCTGATTTCTTTTGGGGAGATTTAGGAGCTGAGGGTGGTAATATATCGGCAGCCAACTTTTATGATACAACAGATGCACGAGCAGTTATACGAACTGAATTATCTAAAGATTTATGGAAGATTACTTTTGCTTATTCAAATTTTAGGCGATATGTTGATAAGATTACTGGATTTTCTGAAAAAATGTCCGATAAATTTATGGTTCCGAAGGATCTATTTAGACCTGAGGATGCATTGTGGAATGAAGTAGGGGAATTTGATGCTTTACCTGAATTTAATCTCAATTTTGGTAGGTTCTTAATTCAAATATCTGAGAGAGGTAAACAGTTTAGGCATACTGAAAGGGCTGATTTATTTTCATTTGTAGACATTGAAGGGCTTGCAAGGGAGAAGTTTAGTCAAATTGGTGTGGCATCGATTGAAAGAGACTTGTTAATGAATGCGTTTGTTTATTTAGATGTTCTTGGAATTGCTCAATCTGCTGGTGATGTATATCATGAGACAGGCAAAACTTTAGCTACTTCTAAAGACTTTATGAGAGATGTTGATGGAATTTTTACTCCGATATCAATTACACAGGTAACTTATGATACGACTCTTCATACTATTGCTGGTAAAACTCCTGCTAATTTAACGATGTCTCATATTCTTAGGTTTGCTCAAATTTTACATGATTTAAATGTTCCTTCTTATACAGGTGATGGTTATGGAACTTATTTAGTAATAATTAACAAGCAAGCGGAGAATAGGTTAATGACTGACCCGGTATTTTTCCAAGCTGTTACTTATTCTGGTGATGTTGAGAAACTTTACAAGGGCTATATTGGTTCCTTCTATGGTCAAGAATTTGTAAGAGATGAAGGTAAGTATATTGACAAGTTTATTTGTTCATTAAACAATGAATTACGGGGCAAGGCGATTTGTATATTCTTAGGTAAGCAACCAGTTGTTGAAGCCGTAATTAGACCTGAAGTTGTCTATGAAGAGAGACCTATGGACTATGGTCGGTATAAAGGAATGGCAATTAGAACTTATAGAGGAGAGAGCCCGACTTGGTTTAGTGCTGAAGGTCAGCCTGTAGGTGGTATCCTTGTAGGTGCCTAATGATTAAACTAATGAGTAAACAATGTGGAAATCAAATGATGAATACATTCAACACATCTTAAAATTTGCAGGGGTTCCATATGAGGAGCCCCTTTCTCTTTCTACTTTTTACAATTCAGTTTACAAACCGCTTTTTCAAGAAGCACTTTTAGAGATACAGAAGCTTATTAATTTTTCCTTCATGCGGAAGGAAGGTGAGTTTGTTTTATCATCTGGCAAATCGTCTATTAATTTAAACACTAAAAACATCAAGTTTATTCAAGCGATTTTTCCTAAGGGGAGTAATAAAGTTTTAGAGGGATTTGAGTATTCGAAGTATGCAGGGACAATGCGAGTAGGGGAACCGACGGCTTATTATTTTGATGATAATGTAATGACTATTTATTTTAATGCTACGCCAATTAATGATATTGTTTATCGAGTAATTTATTATGAATATGATTTAGATAGTGATCCGCATCCTGTATTGAATGAAGCACCTGAAGTATTAAAATATTTATATCTTGCTAAGCTTTATTTGCATTTAGGAGAGTATGATCAATATGAGAAGGCTTATCAAAAGTATATAGCATTATGTAAGTTAGAGGATGGATTAGAAAAAATAAAAAAGACAAGGACGACATTACTAAAATTGAAGCATGGATATGAAGGTTGGTGGTAGATTGAGAAATTATATAACTAAGGAAGAGCTTGATAAATATTTTGCTAAATCTGGGTATGATAGAATTTATATAACAAATTTAGTGGCGACGGATTGGGGTTTTGCAAGTTGGGATGTAAATGAGAGCGGGGATTTGATAGTAATGTCTCTTTATGGTGATGGTAAGTTATGGAAGGAATTTTTTGTAAAGTTAGCTAAGCAATTAGGTTTAAAGAATCTTAAGTTTATAACGAAGAGAAATCCTAAGGCTTGGGGAAAATTGCTTGGTGGTGTATATTTAGATGAGTATGTGTTAAAAATTAAAATAGAGGAGGGATAATATGGGTGGTGTTGTTGAGAGTATTTTTGGTGGGGGTGATGAAACTGAAACTACTGTAACATATGAAATTCCATATGAGCAAAGACACCTTTATAGCACAATTGCAGAAGAAATACACGCTTTAAGACCACTTGCAGAGCAAGCAATTCCGGGTGTCCAAAATGCAATACAGCAATATATACAGAAATATCAAGATTGGTTAAAGCAAACTCCTGAATTTTTTGAGCAAGCAAGTCAACGATTTGATGAAATTACAGATCAAACAGAAGAACAATTATATAATTTATTTTTTGGTAGTGAAGGAATAAATGAAAAAGCAAAAAAACAAACAAAAGAATTAACACAAGAAGTTCTACAGGATGCATTAAGAAATACAATAAGAAAGATGGCATTACAAGGTCTTGTTAGTCAAACTGCTGGAACTCAAGCAATGGCTGAACAATTCAGACAATATGAATATGAACCATTACAAAGATTAACTGAAACCGAAGCTGAAGCGAGAAGAAGATTAGAAGAAACAGCATTAGGTTATAAAACCGATGTAGGAGAAAAGAAAGCAGGAGCATTATCAGGTTTAGCTGGGCAAAAAGCAGGAGCATTATCAAGTTTAGCTGGGCAAAAAGCAGGGGCATTATCAGGTTTAGCTGAACGTAAAGCAGGAGCATTATCAAGTTTAGCTGGGCAGAAAGCAGGAGCTCTTAGTTCATTAATTTCTCAAGGTTTAGGGGCACAAGAAGCATTGTTAAAAGATTATGCAAAGAATATTGCTAAAACACAACAGGCATCTATGGCATTAAAATCAGGATTAGCACAACAACAATTAGGGTTTCAATTATCTTTACCTGATATCTATAATGCAATTATGAGAGCACAACAACAATATGCACTTACGCCATTTGAATTAAGAAGAACATCGCTTGGGACATTAACGGGTTCAGCTGGAGCATTACAGCAATTAGCTCCTTCAAATGTTACTCAATCAACAAGTGGTGGTATTAATCCAATTTTTGGTGGGTTAGTAGGAACAGCAGGGACTTTAGGTTTATTTAAGTTATTTGGTTTAATTTAAGGAGGAGAGAAAATGGCAGAGCAACTCTTAGATCCTTTATCTTTATACATGTTAATTAATGCTCAAATGTTTGGGAGGAACCCTTGGGATACAACTACAGAGAGACCTACTACAAGAGATTTAGCTCAGTTATCAGCTCAAAGAGCAAGTCCATATGGGAAAGTAACAATTAAACAACCAAAGATGACTTGGAATGATTTTATTCAAGCAGTAATTTTACCGATGGTATCGGATTTATTTGTAGCAAGAGAATTGAAGAAGCCCCTATTAGATGATAGAGCGATTGAACGATTAAAGAAAAATGTTCCTGATCTTGATAAGTATGTGCAGAAGGATGAAAAGACAGGTCAATATAAGTTTACAAATATAGATGAGGCACCGCAAACGGTTAAAGAGATTTATAATAAAGTAAAAGAGATTGAAGGAGCACGGCAAAGGATATTGAGTAATCCGAGGAATTTTTTGAGACCAGGGACTTTATCTTTGATAATGCAAAATCCTAACATAGCGAGCACTTTATTTGATGTCTCGGGGCAAATTGAGCAAAGCGTTAAAGCTGGTAAGAAAAAAGAAGCAATGAAGAATATAATGTCTAAAACTTTAGAAAAAATGGGAATAGACAAGAAGGATTTAGAAGGATTAGATTGGGAAGATTTTCAATCATTGATGCCATTTATTCTTACAAGTATGTTTAGCAATCTTAACCCAACGATAAAAACAGAGGGTAAATGATGGCAACACTTGCAGATGAAGCATTAAAGTTTGCTCAAGAAGTTGCACAAAGACTTCGTTTACAAAATGAAAGAGCACAACAAGATATAGAAAAAATAAAACAAGAGCAACAAAGGGCTAAACAACAACAGCAGTCTACACAGCAAATTAATCAGCCGTCTAACCAACCGTGTATAAAACAAACTCAATTAAAAGCTAAACCAAAACCAAAATCAAAACCAAAACAAATAACTAAACAATCTACGACGGGGCAACAATCATTAAAACAATATTTAATCAATGAAATTCAAGCTCTTATTACAGGTCAAAAAAGTCCACAAGAAAGCAAACTATTTGAGGATATAAATAAAGAACGAGAAAAGGTAGAAAAAGATTTACAAAATACTTTACAAGAATATAATAACAAAATGAAAGAGCTTGCTGAGTTTACGAATAGATTTAATGATGCACATAGTAAGATGATTGGTTTGTTTGCACTAATGTTAGGGAAGAGTGATTTAGCAAAGCATACGAATGAGCATTTATTTGATAAAATGAGAGAATTGATATTGCATTATCCTGTTGATGTGGTTCCATTAGCAATGAAGGGTTTAGTTACAGGTTATTTTGCAGGGAAGCAAGGGGGTATAGATACGGATGGTATGAGTGTAGGTGAATTAATAGCAATGGGCGAAAATCCAGAATTTGTATCAAAGTTATCTCCGAAGAGTTTAGAATTTTTAGGTCAATTAATAGATGCGATGCCACAAATTTTTCAAATGAAGGTAGCACCATATAAGATACAATTAGATAAATTACAAAATGAAGCGAAAATTTTAGAAGCAAGACAAACTCATCAAGAAAATATGTTAAACAAATTCTTACAATCAGAACAAATACGATTAGGAAAATTAACAGCTTTACTAAATGCTTTATCGTTATTAGAATATAGGGAAGGACAAATACAAGTAGCAAGAGAAAAATTAACATTAGCTAAAGGGAAAGAAAAAGAAAAACAAAAAACAAGTAACGTAATGACACCACAAGAAATAGAAGCACTAAAGAAACTCGTAGGTGGAAAATAAATGGGACTAACCGATATAATAAATGATTTGCGAGTTAAGTTTTTTGGGTATAATGAAAATGATGTTTATCAATTTATTGCATATCCAAAGAAATCGGAGTTAAGTAAGCTTTTAAAGGATAAGCAGTCAAGAGAGCGATTTTTCTCTACAGTTAATCAATTAGCTCGAAAGAAAGGTATAGATCCAAATATTGTATCTCAAGCGGTATCGAAGTATATAATACAAAAAGCAAAAGATAATGATTTAATAAAATCTGAAATTCTTACGGCACCTCGTTTACAAGATTATGAAATGATTATAGGTCTTGATGAGTTAGGAAGATTTGCGTTTAATGAGAAAGACCCTGGGATGGGGTTTGTTCGTATATTAGATGCTACAAATGTTGGTAAGAAAATGAGAAAAGGAGAGCATGATAAATTTGTTGCTAATGTAAGGAATACAATAGTTAGGGCATATCAAGTTAACCAAACAATTGAGCGAATAGATAAAGCGTTAGATGTAGCAAGTGATTTATCATTAGTTTTAGGATTAGGTGGATTAGTAACTAAAGGAGCATTATGGTTAGGGAAGAGAGTATTAAAGGATGTAGCTAAAGAGACATTAGGGAAATCGTTGCTTGTTAAAGTTGCGAATGAAGTTGCATCACTTGGGATTAAGGCAGGAGATATTGCGTTTGTTGGAAGTGAGTTAGGTAAAGCAACATTAAATACGGTAGCAAAGGGGTTGCCGTTATCATATTCATTAGATCATTTAGTATTCGGTGGAATTTCTTTAGCAGGATTTTTAGGAACAAAAACAAAGACGGCAAAAGAAGCTATTCAAAAGATTGAGGGAACACCATATACAACGGTTGATGATATTAAAAGAACGATACATGAAGAAAAAGTTCCATTAACAGGAGATGAGATAGATTTTAGTTCACGAGAAGTTGCTAAATTAATTACTTCCTCAGCAAAAAGTTATATAGAAACAAAAATAGGGAAAAAGTTATCGCTTGAAAATTTGACTAATTTTAATGTTTTGACAACAAGAATAGTAGGTGACTTACAAGATAAGCTGAAAATAAATACATTATTTCTTGCCAATGTTATTAATGAACCGAACAAATACAAAGCAAAAATTACTAAGATTTTCCAATCACACAGAGATTTTATAGAAAGAAAGTGGGATAAGATAATTCAATTATTTGACAAAACACCTAACGAAGTTACCAAAATTGTTAATCAAGATGATGAATTATTTGAATTCTTTAGTATGAATACAAGTAGAGCTCTGTATAATAGAGCAAAAGCAGTAGTAAAAGACTTAGAAAAAGATGGTATAGAGTTAAACAAAATAAAAATAAAAGTAGGCGATGAAATTATAGCTTTACATGGTGGGCATGTATATTCAAATGATTTTATGAAGTTAATTGATGATTATGTAAGGAAGGCAATAAAGAATGAGCGTAAGGATGTTGGTATTGAGTTTTTAGATGAGGCGGGGGCGCTATTACGGGAAGTTGGGTTACCTTCGATATATCTTCCTACATCTGATTATAGAAAAGTAATGGAAGTTTTTGTTGAAGATGAAGAAGGGCTAAAAAAGATATATGTTGATATTCCGAGCACATTATTAGGTGGTGTTGCACAGAAATTTAAAGATGATATCGGAAAGATACATGATTATTTAAAGGAATATACGGCAAAAGTTAAAGGTTTAGATATAGACAAAGTAAAGCAAGTTAGATATATTTATGATCCAGCTACTCAAATTTTCCCATCTACGCTTATTAGGGAACTTAATTTATCACAATATAAACTTATTGATGAAGCTTTAGGTATATTCCCTGATGAAAAATTAAAAGAACTTGGCTTAACCAAAGAACGAGCTACGAAATTAGTTGAATTTAGTGATAACATAACTAAGGCATTCAATCAACATCAATTAAGAGTAACGAAAATCGAATTAGAAAAAAGAGTAAAGAACATACGAAATTCATTAAAAGAAATCTTAGGATATGATCCAAAAGCCAAAATACGAACTGATAAATTACTTAATGAAGCACTTGAGCAAGCTTCCGCATCTACAGAAATAGAATTTAAAGTTTTAATCAATCAATTTGCACAAGAAATCAATAATTATAAGTCGTTGATAAAAGATTTAAAAGCTAAATCTATAGATAAAGAAAAAGCTAAACTTATTGAACAATTAATAAGGTCATTTCAAAAATTTGATACCATTATGGAAAAATTAAGTGAGCAACCAATTGAAAGCTTAAGACAAAAATTAATAAAGGACTTTGTATACAAAGAAAAGCATCCGAGTGAGTTTAAAAGGTATGGGCAAGGTTTTGTAGAAATAAAAATGTTAGAAGAATTAGACAAAGATTTAGCTAAAGATTATTTTGCGAGGGCATTTACACGGCAATGGACACATGAAGAAAGATGGTTAATAAGTATTGCAAAAAATTTTGATGAACTGGCTTTAAATGATCCTTTGTTAAAGGAAACGGATTTCGTTAAAACTTTAGAGCTCATTCGAGACTATCAAGGAAGAGATACAGTAAGAAGTAAATGGATTAAAACAATTGGGAATTTTTCAAAAATATATACAATGTTTTTACCACGAATTGCGATGGGTGCAGGCATTCAATTATTTAGTGCTATATCTCAGCGGTATCCAAGTTTTAGATTTTTCCAAGCACCAATTGATGCAATAAAAGAAGTAATATCAAATCCAGAGCTTAAGAACTATTTGTTTAAGCAAATTAAAGAAGAATTACATGATGAAAATTATTTATCATTTTGGATTAGATCTATTGAACCATTTGTGCAGACAATTTTCTATAATGAGCTACTTAAAAATCCATCATTTAGGAAAGAAGTATTACAAGATTTTGGTCATCTAACGATAAAAGAATTTACTCCTACAGATGCTAAGTTATTAGCTGAATATTTAGCTAATTTAATTGATAGTCCTGCAGCGATTTCTCCATTTATGGGTGCAACTTTTGGTAAGTTAGCATATATACAGAGTTGGTTTCCTTATATTGTAGCGCCATTTCAGATAGCAATTCAATCATTTGCTAAGAGTTTTACTTCTCCTAAGTATGCTATGAATTTCTTTAAACATTTGATAATTGGTTCAACAATTTTACCAGTTACTATTACACACTTTAGTGGAGCTGTAGATACAATTAAAAATACATATGAAGGTTTATCAACAATTTATCATACTATTGCATCAATACTTACAGGTAAGCCTGAACCAATTAAATCATACCTTGAGAAACAAGAACCAACATTAGCATCAATATGGAAATCATTGTTTAGTAATTTAACTGATATACCAAGAGATGAATTGACTGGTAGGTTATTTCATGATTTAGGTTTAATGTTAGCTTTACATGGTGATAATGTAGCTTGGCAATATGTTAAGTCAGGTCTTGATTTCTTAGAAAAGCATATAGATTTAGCAAATAAGAATATATTCTCAACAGGATCAGTTAGCACATCATTTGAAGTAACAATGCCTGTAATAGAAACGACTACGAAATTACTTACTAATTTAACTGTTTATGAAAAAGAGCAACCACAACAAGCAGGAAGAGTTTTATTAGAAACATTAATGCAAACCTTACCAATTGCTAAAAACATTAAATCAGGCATCTTAAGTGAGCTAACTCAATATGGTAGGGTAAGTGATAATAGTGTGCTGAAATATTTTGATGATGAGAATTTAGCGAAAGCAACAGGTCTTGGTTATTTTCTTGGGGTAATGATTAATCATCCTATAACGGTAGCGAAGATATTTGATACGATGTTTTTAGGTGGATTTGGTGAGGCTTTGGGTCGTGTGGTAACTGGTGAAGAGAAGCGAGCTTTATTCCTTCCTAAAGTTACCGATGCGAAAAGTTATAAGTTAAAAATTTTAGGCAATGAAGAATATGTATTGCAATCCCTACGACAAATTGAAGATCCACATACAAAGAAAAACATCCTTTTGCGATTTGCTAATGTGATGGATAATTATTTTAATGAACGATACATCAAAAAGACAGATAGGTCACCAGAAGAAGAAATTAATATGTTTAAGAGCTATTTAAATTTTATAACTTATGACCCGAGTGTTTTAGAGGAAACTGATCTTAAATATATGGTAGAGGTTGCAAATAAGGCTGGATATTACTTTAAGGAAAAATATGGATTAGAAGAAAAACATTTACATGGATTTATAGCCAAAGCTTTAGATGAGCTCAAAATAAGAACTAAGCTTAGACAACAGTCGCCTCGCCCTGAAACGGTATCTCAAGGTTCTTAAACAGATAATTCCACATCTCAGCCCCGGCTTCATCTAATGCTTTGATATATTCTTGAGCTTCTTCTTGACTATCACATTCTATTTGTATCTCATCATGTATAAGATTAACTATCTTAGCATTAGGGAATTTTTTTGTAAATAAGACTACCGTTCCTTTAAGTAATTCAGCCCCTGTTCCTTGTATTGGGAAATTTAGAGCTATGTTTAAGTGTTCGGTATAACGGTTCCTCCTTAAGATTGTGTAAACTGGGATAAGACCATTTTTAATGGTATTTATTGTTGATTGTATATGTTCGGAAACTCTTCGATGGTAAGACATCCATTTAGCTCTTAGAAATTTAGTTTCTTCATAAGTCAAAAGAATATTTGCTTCGTATAATAATTCCTGTAATGTTTGGACTGATGCTCCATAAATTAAAGCGAAGTTGAATTGTTTAGCGATATGTCGTTCTTGTTTAGAAATTTGATCTATTGATTTATCAAAAAGGAAGGATGCTGTTTTGCTATGTAGATCTTCTCCATTTCGGTAGGATGTAATGAAGGTTGGTATGTAATAAACTTGCCCAGCTAATCTTAATTCTATTTGAGAAAAATCATATTTTAGGAATGGACTTTTATAAAAGAGATATCGCAGATGTCTTGGAATATTAAGCAGGTTTGAATCGGAACAAGAAAGTCTACCCGTAACGGCTCCGCAAACATCATAATGCCCATATAGTCTCCCAGATGAACCTTTAGTTATCCATTCTTCTAAATAAGAGATTTCGTCTTGCTGTTTTTTGAGAGATAAGATATCATGTATACATTGTTTTAGTTTTTCGTCTTTAGTTGTTAAGAAATTATACAATAAAGTTTGTTTTTGAGCATCGGGTAGGTTAAGTTTTGTTTTAACTTGTGCAGGTGAAAATGGATTAAATTGATAAGCCCTTTGAAAAGCTATTAGATTTTGATTAAAGACAGGTTTCTTTTCTTGTAATAATTTAGATACTTCTTCAATATTAAGTGGAACGCCTCGTTTTTGTATTTGTAGAAGCCTAATCATGAAAGCTTTGTCTAAAAGATATACAGGCTTAAATTTCTCATGCTTAGCAATTGTGTATCGATAAAGTAAATCAGTAGCATTCAAATCTTCAGTCAAATAATTTTTCAATCGATTATCTAATAATTTAACACCTTTCTCAAGGTCTTTGCGAATTTTAGTTTTATCAGTCTTGTATTCGTATAACTTAAAAAACTTACATAAATTTTCTAAACCAAATGTTCCTCTCTCAGGCTTCTCTATCTTATATTCAACTTGGTATGCTTTCATGAACAAATATGTGTCATCAAAACAATCTCTATTTGGTGGAATAAAATTAAGTATAGAAAAATCATAAAACAAATTATGCCCTACTATCACATATCCATTGCTTATCAAGTCGTTTAAAAAATCTTTAAGCTTATCGGTATCTTCAAAATAGAAAAACTTTCCATCTACCTTAACACCACCAAGTATTAGTTTACCATATAAACCTTGGGTCTCCGTATCAAGAACAGCAACTTTTTTCATCTTTCCTCTCCTTTGGTTTGAAATGTTTGCAAGCAGGAAGTAAAGGATGGATCTCGGTTCGTGAGTCTTCTAATGTACATCGCCAAACAAAATGTTTCTTTTTTTGTGCAAATTTGCAGTCTTTACATTGCTTCTTTGATGCTATAATTTCAGCTAATTCTTGTAAAGTCATGTATGACCTCCTATTGCCAGTTGTCGGCTATTTCATCTAATTCTTGTGTATGTATCTCTCTAAATTCTTGTTTAATAATATCTCTAAAATCATATCCACTTAGTTGTAAATATTGTAGAAACTTTTGAAATTCTTTTGGGAATTGAGTAATAAAATTGTTAATTGTATCTTTATGGTAAGGGTCTTGTAAAATAAATTTTAATGGATTACCTTTCACAATAACAAGCCAAAATGGATTTAAGTTCGGTTGCGATGCCCAGTCTTTTCTATAAATTTTAGTTAAGAAATTATAAAACAAATGCAACTCTCCATTATAAAGCGTTGTATGTTCCAACATGATTACTCTGTCTAAATTTTTATCGCCTTGATACTTTATTGTGGAAAGCATATCGTTAAATGTAATAAAATCAACGTCTTTGTCAAAGATACATGGCTCAATTATCATATACTCTTTAAACTTCGGTGCTACTAAAATATGTAAAATTTGTTTGAAATAAAAATCAGCTGTTTCTTTATCGTAAAGTTTATGTAGTATAAATTCAAGCGAAAATAAAGTTTTAAGTAAAGGGTCATAATCATAGACAGCATAATCTACTTGTTTATATACTCCTTGTTGAATTAATTTAGCAAGCTCATCTTCATATGGTTGGAAAATTTCTTGATAAAGTTCTAAACCCCATCCCCAATTGTCGGCTAAATGAATTATGTATTCTCTGTAAAATTGTTCTATTTTGTCAATGTAAGAAGGATCTCTATAACCAATATTAAATGTAATCAATCTTCGCCACATACCTTCAATCGTAATGAAGGGCACATAATACTTTGTCTCCATCGTAAACATTGCAGGCATAATTATCTCTGTAGCTCGAGAAAAATAAATATTTGCTTTACTAATTCTTCTATTTGCTAAATCATGGACTAATTGTCTC